TTACAATGAAAAGTTGGAAAGGTACTAAAGTAGGTGTTGTTAATAAAGAAATGGTTAGGCATATGTGTTGTAATTCATTAAGAGGTTATGTTAGAAAGTTTGGTAATGAATACGGTAGAGATAATTTAGTACTTGCTTGTGATAGTGCTGACCCTTGGAGACGAGATTACTTTCCTAATTACAAATGGAGTAGAAGACAAGGTAGAGAAGAAAGCAAAAGTGATTGGGACTTAATGTTCAAAATCATTTTAGAAGTTAAAGATGAGATTGCTGATAACTTACCTTACAAAGTAGTTGCAGTAGACAACGCAGAAGCAGATGATATAATTGCTGTGATTGTAGGTCTACAAGAGGAGAAAAAGTACCTTATTATATCGGGTGATAAGGATTTTAAACAATTACAGAAGTTTAAAAATGTGTTTCAGTTTTCTCCTATTCAGAAGATTATGGTTAAAGAAGATAATCCTAGAAGATATTTACACGAACAAATAATCAAAGGTGACCGAAGTGATGGTGTTCCTAACATCTTGTCTGCCGATGATGTATTTGCAACGAAGAAGAAACAAAACCCTATAACGAAGAAGAAATTAGAAGAGTGGGCACAGGTTGATGATATACCTTTGGGTAGTGAGACCAAGAAATATTATAATAGGAATAAGAAATTAATAGACTTTACTATGATACCAAAATCACTAGAAAAATCTATTATAAATAGCTATAAGAATTGTAAAGTACCTAGTAGGTCCAAACTATTACCGTATTTTATGAATTATAAACTGAAATCACTAATTGAAAACATTAATGATTTTTAATATTGCAATATAAGAGGAAATGAAATGGCTGAAAATAAAAGTATATTAAATCCTGCCCTTAAACAAGCGGCAGCTACAGCGTCTTCAATGGTGCTGACATTCCACGAAATCTTTACTAAAGTTAATAACGCCAAAGACAAGCAAAGGAAGATTGAAGTATTAAGACAATACGATAGTCCTGCTATGAGACAAGTGTTAAAAGGTGCGTTTGACCCAAAAATCAAATGGGACTTACCAACAGGTACTCCTCCGTACATTGAGAACGAGGCACCATTAGGTACTGAACACACTTACCTTGACCAAGAAGCAAAAAGGTTATGGCATTTTGTAGTCGGTGCGGATATGAACTTAACTAAAGTGAAAAAAGAAACTCTTTTTATACAAATGCTAGAAGGTTTATCGGCAGACGAAGCGAAGTTGTTGGTAGGCGTTAAGGATAAGAATCTTAACAATATCTATAAAGGATTGACTTCTGCTGTAATAAAAGAAGCATTTAGTTGGAATGATGATTTTGTCAAAATTGAGACATAAAAGTAGTGATTTTTAGGGGGTTTTTACTGATAAAATCCCTTAAAAATAGTCAATTTTTTGCTTGACAAAGGGTCCGAATTTGTGTATAATAAATACTATAAATGATGAGAAAGGTATATTATGATTAAATTGATGATTAAAGTATGTGTTTTTATATGGTTATTTGGAGTAGGGTTACACCTGACTATGCAACACGCAAAAGCAGACGAGTACACTACCGCTACAACAGCACACATAATCACACAAACGGTTAACGGAAACGATATAGACCATAAGAAAGTTTTAACTGCCGAAGTTGAAAGACTTATCCATAGAATGGCAGTTGATATGACTTTTGTTATACAGAAACACTTGCCGAATATTTTAGAAGGCATTGCCGCTGAAATAAGAACGCAAAAAATTGATAAAGTATATAAAGAAAGCCAAACTAACTAGGGAGGTTTATGGAAAATTTTATTTATAGTGTTGCTGACACATTGCAACTTATGTATAGTATCGCACCTAAAGAAATATGGATTATTGTTTTTAGTTGTGTTTTTCTATATCTACATTTGGAATACAAGGATTGGAAAAATAACAGAAACAAATAAGAGAGAGAACTATGCCATCACTAAAACCTAAATCAGTTAGGTATGCTACTCTTAAAAAAAGAGTTAAATCAGAATATAAGCATACAAACAAATATAAAACTACCTATAAAGATATAAAGAAAGTATTTGCCTGGATAAACGAGGCGATATTTGATAATGAATTACAACCTTTCAATGATGTACATTTAAAAGATTTAAGAAATCAAAGATGTTTTGGACAGGTTACACAATGGGAATGGAAAAGAAAAGGTACTAGTGCCTTTCATTTAGAGTTATGTACTCACTATAAAAATAAGAAAGAATTTATTGATACACTTGGCCACGAAATGGTCCATCTGTTTCAAATGACAAGAGGTGATAGTGGTAATCATAACAAGTTGTTTTACTCATATAAAAATAAAATGAGTAGAGCAGGAATTGACATAGTTTAATAGTTGAAAAACATTATGGGAAAAGTGAAACAAAAAATTAATAAAGAAGTCAGTAATGCAGTTGTGTCTGTTAGAAAATGGACAAAGAGAATATTGGGCATAGGACTATTATTTGGTACCATATATCTAGTGGGAACCTTTCATCCAAACAATTACATCTTACACAAATACGAAAAAGAATTTGAAAACAAATACCTAGACAAATTAAAAGAACTAGATTTAAGAGAACCTGCTTTTGAATTTAATAATGATATGCAGTTTGTTAGGGCAGTCCATAAATGTATTGATTATTTAAACTTCACAACACCATCACATAATAGAGTACCATATGAAATGGTTACGGCACAGGCAGTTTTGGAAAGTGCTTGGGGTAATAGTAGATTTGCAGAAAAAGGAAATAACTTATTTGGCATAAGAGTATTTAAAACAACACAACCACATATGCTACCTGAAGGTATGGAGAAGTGGCCTGGTTGGGGAGTAAGAGTATTCGCTACGAAATGCGATAGTGTAAAAGAATATATTAGATTAATGAACGAGCATCCTGCTTATGAGAGATTTAGAAAGTTGAGAATAAAACAACTTTCTTTATATGGCAAAATGGACCCAATTGAGTTGGTAAAAACACTTGATAAATTTTCCACTACACCTGATTATCCAGAACGAGTAATCAGAATTATTAAAAAGATAAGAAAACTAGAGGAACAAATGTAATGAGACCAAATAATTGGGAAGATGAAAGTTATAATAACATTAAGGAAGATAATCGTCCTTATATGGATCCTTTTTTAAAGAAAATGATTGAACAAGCATTTTTGACCTTTGAAAGGATGAGACGAGGAGAACGCAAGGTATATTTCACAGGCAATTGGCAAAAAGATGTGATGTCTTGTTTTCCAGGAAGACAATCTAATAAGATATTTAAAAAGATGAGACTATTTTTAGATAACAGAAATTACATATTCACACAAAAGAAATTAGAAAATGTGGAAGGATATGAATATATAGTTATCAGGAGATAAAATGGGTATATTAGCATTTTTAGCGGCATTAAGTATTTCAGGCGTAGCTGCCTTTTATAGTATTTTAGGTTTAGCTGCCATATTCGCTGGTGCAAAAGTACCTATTATAATAATGGGTGCAGTATTAGAAGTTGGTAAGTTAGTTACCGCTTCTTGGTTATATCAGAACTGGAGAAATCCATTACTGCCGAAGTCCATAAAATACTATTTGACAACCTCCGTAGTTGTGTTAGTATTTGTTACCTCAATGGGTATATTTGGTTTCCTATCAAAGGCACATTTAGACCAAGTTAAACCTACCACAACAAATGAAACTAGAATTGTTTTAATTGATAAACAAATATTACAAGAAGAACGAGTAATAGTACGAGCAGAAAAGACTTTAGAAAGATTAGACAAAGCGTTAGATGTTTATATTGCAAAAGAATATGTAAGTAGAGGTCTAAAAGAGAGAAAGAAACAAAAAGAAGAACGAGAAGAACTTAATTTAGCAATCAACAATGCAATGGATAAGATTGATGAGTTGATGTTAAAGAAACAAGAATTTGAATTAGAGACGAAGATGTTAGAGGCAGAAGTAGGACCTCTTAAATACATCGCAGAACTAATATATGGTGATAATGCCAAAGACTACTTTGATGAAGCAGTTAGAGCGGTTATAATAGTATTGATATTTGTATTTGACCCATTGGCAGTATTATTATTAATTGCTGCTAATATATCATTATCAGGTTGGAGTAAATTACGAAGTAAGAAGAAACAATATGATATTAAAAAGTTAGATTTACAGATTAAAAGAGAAAACGAGAAGATTAAAGAAGCAAAGAAACAGATAGGTAATTATAAAGAATTTTTTAAGAAACTAGCTAAAAAGAACTTAACCAATGAAGATTACGAGAAGTTTTTTCTTGCATTAGGAAATAAAGAATTAAGAGATATGGGTCTGGATCCAGATGAGATTCGTATAAAAATGGACCAAATACTTGATTGGAACGCAAGTGAACCAAAAGGTGTTGATAAAACACTAGTAAAGTCTAAAATTGAGTAGTTGACAACAACAAGGAAATGGTGTATAATGAAACTTATGTATACTGATAAAAGAAAAAATGAATTGATTAAGAACGCTGAAACAATGATGAATAAAGCACAATCAAAATGGGCAAAAATGTTTTGGACTGGAGTATGGAAACAATTGTCTATTAAATTTAATAGAGTTAATTAATGAATATATTTTGTTTAGACGAAGACCCGATTAAAGCAGTACAAATGATGTGTGATAAACACATTGTTAAAATGATATTAGAATCTGCTCAACTTATGAGTACTGCTCATAGAGAACTAGATGGAGATAATGCTAATGAGAATTTATATAAATCAACTCATAAAAATCATCCTAGTGCCAAGTGGGTAAGAGAATCATTATGGAATTATGTGTGGTTGTACAGACATTGGGTTGCTATGAACGATGAATATAAATTAAGATATAATAAAACAAAAAATCATATGTCGTTTGATAAACTTAATGATATTTTAAAAAACCCACCTAAAAATATACCTTTAGCTAAAATAGGTACACTACCAACACCTGCTATGCCTGATTATTGTAAGATAGATGGTGATGTAGTTGCTTCATATAGAAAATATTATATAAACGAAAAGAAAGATATTGCTACTTGGAAAATACCTAGTAGAAAACCAAAATGGTTTGAGGTAACACAATGACAGATTTATTTTTAGACGCAGAAGAACAGAAACAAAAAGAAGTTGAAAAAGAGTTAAAGAATACTCATCCAATTGCTCAGGCACACGAAGCAAAAGATATTGCAACAGGAACAAGAATTAAAGTTGGAGATTTATCACAAACTACCAAAGACTTTTTAACAGAAGTAAATAAAGAAAAAGAACAATTAGAAGCGTCTATGCAAGAATCATTTAGACAGCGTGATGAAAGAGTTGCTAGAGAAAAGAAAAGAGATATACAGAAGTTATTAGAAGAAAACAAGATAACAAATTTTAAAACACCAGAACAAGAAATGGCACAAAGATTAGAAGATGATAAGTATAGAGAAGCAAAGAACCTTAAAACAGACTTATCAGGTATACCTTTCCAGATGACGCCAGAAGAAGAAGATAGAAACGCAGGAGTTGAACGAGACGAAAATGGCAATGTTAAGTCAGAAGAAACAAGATAGTATGGATATAGTTGACGGTTTGACATTGGGAATAGGTGGCACAATATTAACCATTTTAGGTTTTGGGATTGCGTTATTTTTAGGAACATACACAAAAGAAAAAAAAGAAAAACAAATAGAAGAAGATAAGGATAATCCAATAGTAAAATTTTGGAACGATTTTAGGAGTAAATAATATGATGATAGAAACACTAGTAAGTAAAACAATTGTTTTATTAAACAACATACAATTAGCACATTGGCAAACACATAGTTATGCTGAACACGAAGCATTAGGAGAATTTCATAAAAAGTTATCTGACCTTAACGATAAATTAGTTGAAGCGTGGCAAGGTAACCAAAATAAAAGAGTACATATTGAAAGTGGACAACATACTTTACAAAATTATAAAAGTAAAGAACATACCACTTCAGAAATAGTACAATATCAACAGGATGTTTCACAAGCAACATATAACATAACACAACAAAATGATTTGAATCAATTTGAAGATATAATTTCTGTGTTAGAAGATATGGCAGAAACTACTTCTCAAACATTATATCACTTGTCATTAAGGTAAAAACACAATGCCGACATATTCGTTTATAAACACCAAAACTAAAGAAGAATTTACAGATTTTATGAGTATGTCTGAAAAAGACAAGTATTTGAAGAAGAATAAACACATTAAGCAGATATTGAAAGCAATAAATATAGTAAGTGGAACAGGAAGTACAAATATTAGAACTGATGGCGGATGGAAAGAAGTACAATCAAAAATCGCAGAAAGAAATCCTGGTACACCTTTCGCCGAGAGACACGGTAGAGCGTCAACTAAAGATATTAAAACAAGACAAGTATTAAAGAAACACGGAATACTACCGAAGTAATATGATATACAGAATAATTTTTTTATGCGTTATTGGAACAATTGTTAGTAATTGTAGTGCTGGGTTTAATAACCTATTCACCGTTGGTGGCATAAGTACAGCAGTTGTTAATAAAAACGCATATAGTATTGGTTATAATGCTGTGGACTTGGGTGTACAGATACAATCTGGTAAACCTATAAGGGTCCATATCATAGACAATATTAAGGAGGAAGACAAGTAATGGCAAAAAACGATATGCCTGATTATATGAGAGGTTTTGACCTTAATGATGATTGGGGTTTTACTCCAGTCACCAATAAACCTGTTGAAGAAAAACCAGGTGTTGATGAAAAACAACTAGATTCAAAGTTTGAAGGTACTAACATAGAGTTAGCGAAAGTTAAATCAGATGTTGGTTCTATTAAAACTATGATGAACGAGATAATGCAAATAGTTGCTGAAAAGGATACTATTACTAAAGAGATAACTACAGAAGAAACAAAAGAAAGATTTAAAGAAATTGAAAAGATTATATTACCTTTCTTATACAATCTTTCCAAATCAGAAGAGCCATATATACATTGGCCAAATAGAGGACCTATAATCAAAGCACAAATTGATAAGATATTAAAACTAACAAGGGGGTAATTTATGTCGCTTAAAGCGAAACATAAGGAACTGAAAAAGGAAGTATTAATAGCTGAAGATGTAAGACAACAAAGACGAGGATATAATTCGTGGTTAAGATTAAGAGAACTTAAAAAAATGAAACTAAAAGCGAAGGATAAATTAAATGAAATTAAGCAAAAACTTTAGTTTAAAGGAGTTAACCACTTCTCAAACGGCTGAAAGGAAAGGGATTAATAATAATCCCAATGATGACCAAATTACAGCATTGCAGAAATTAAGTGAAAATATTTTGCAACCTGTAAGGGACCATTATGCAAGTCCAGTCACCGTATCAAGTGGGTTCCGCTCCGAGGAACTTTGCGTAGCCATAGGAAGCTCCGTAAATTCACAGCACGCCAAAGGCCAAGCCGCCGATTTTGAAATTTTTGGTGTGCCGAATGCGGAATTGGCAAAATGGATTATGGAAAATTTAGACTATGACCAATTGATATTGGAATACCATAAACCAGACGAACCAAATTCTGGATGGATTCATTGCTCTTACAAGAGTCCAACAGATAATAGAAAGAGTACATTAAGAGCATTTAGAGACGATAAAGGTAAAACTCAATATGTTGAGTATAACCCTAATTGAACGCTCGGTATCGTAAGTAAAGACGAGGTTAATGATATGCTTATGAATAACAGGTCAAGCTAGGTGCTTGACATTGTGCTCGTGTGATGATATAATGATTGAAATAAAGGAGTAATATAATGGCTAAAGAATTTAAATTTGTTGATGTGAATAAATCACTTCTGCCAACTACTAAAGGTCGGAACCAAGATGGTTTCAGATTTTACGAGATAGATGGCAAGAACTATCCATCAGTAACCTCAATCCTAAATATTAGAAAATCAGATGGTCTAAAGGCCTGGAGAGCTAATATTGGAGAAGATGTAGCGAACTTTGAAATGAGACGAGCTGCTAAAAGAGGTAAATCTACTCACACATTAGTTGAGAACTATTTAAAAGGCGAAACGCCTGGTGAGACTTCTGTATTACCATTAGGTCTGTTTAGACTTATGAAACCCTACCTAGACAATATTGAGAATATACATTTGATTGAAGCGATAATGTATAGTACTAAATTGACGCTAGCAGGTCAAACTGATTGTATTGCTGACTATAGAGGTAAACTATCAGTAATAGATTTCAAAACAGCAAACAAAGAAAAGATTGAAGATTGGGTTGATAACTATTTTCTTCAATGTACTGCCTATGCAGTTATGTATGAGGAGCTATTCGGTAAACCGATAGAGCAAATAGTTGTCCTTATCGCTGGGGAAGATGGTTCAATGCAAGAGTGGATAAAAAATCCTAAAGATTATTACGAGGAATTAGACAAATCTATAAAAAGTTTTTATAAATATTACGAAGGCGTTATGGCCTTGCGTAAGTAAAATAAAACAATAGAGCAGAAGTCAAATAATTATTAGTTAACGAAGTGAGTTGTTTCTGTCTAATTAAGGAAAGATTAGATGAACATATTTCACAATCCCATAGAGAAATGGATTATAGTTGTGTTAGTATCAATTATGGTACTATTAGGATTTAAGTCAGTAAAAGCTGACCACAACGAAAGTATATTTTTTCAAACTACAGCACCGATATTATGTGCCTCTTATGACGATATGACAAAGTGGCTAGAACATAATGACTTTGAAATAGTAAGTGTTGGAATTGGAAGAAAAGGTGGGGTAGCAGATGGAGAACCTGTATATATGATACAAGGTTATAAGAAAAAGGACAAAGATGTCTTTGTTTCTAGTGTAGAAACTCCAGATGGAGTGGATAAGTGTTTAATGTATAACTTATTTGACTATAAAAGAGTAGAAGAACTTGAAAAAGGATTTAAATAAAGGAAATATGAAAACAATTGGATTGTTTTTGATTGCATTATTTTTTGTTAGTGCCTGTAGCATAAAAACTCCTAGTGTTAAACTTGGAAAGAAATGTATGATTAAAGGTGATGAAGTGGTATATTCATATGTATGGATACACGATAAAAATTTACCATTACAAGCTAACAAAGAAACTTGCAAACAAATTGAAAAGAATTAGTCGTTGAAAGTGTTGTAATAACTGGAGAAGACTTGGGTGCAATTCCCAACACCTCCACCACTCACTTTAAACATATACCATTGGTGTATGCTTATGGGGGGTGATACAGGTTCGATTCACAGATTAAAGAACATTGGAGATTAATAGTTGGAGAACTTAAAACTCATTTTTAACTGGCAATAATACATTTGCCCTTGCTGCCTAGTTAATAGGCAACGGAGTTTGGTGGACACTTGGCAACAGAAGTCCACCTTTAAACACAAATAGGACAACACTAAAATGTTAAAAGAAACTTTTTTTATGATAATCGCTATTCTAATTGCGTCTGGAGAACCAGATGAAATTAGACATCATCCAGGATATAAGTTTGAAACACTTAAAGAATGTACAGATTTCGTTACCTTAAATTATCCTTCATTATATACTGGATTGTTAATGACACTAGCACAGGAAGGTTCTAATAAGATGATAAATTCTATTGCGTGTGGTGAATATGATATAGACCCTACCCAAATAAAGGCAGCTAAATTAAATAGATAGGTGCTTGACTTTCCGTAGGAATGTGATATAGTAGTACTATGAACTCAAAACAATTTAGTTTAGAAATAGAAACTTACAAAAAAGAACACAAAGGTATCTCTTATATGGAGGCCATTGTTGGATATTGTGAGGAAAGAAAGATTGATACTGCTACCGTTGGACCTTTAATAAACAAAGCATTAAAAGAAAAGGTAGCGTTGGAGTGTCAGAAACTTAATTTATTACCAAAGACTAGTGGAGTATTGCCTTTATGATAGAGGTAGCTTTTGTAAATAAAATGGGCAATGATATGTCAGTAGTAAATGCTGCTAGAGTGTCCTTTGCAAAAGTTAAAAAAGGCAAATTAGACGCCAAAGATGACAAGTTAATTAAGTACTTGGCATATTGGGGTCATTGGTCACCTTTTGCTCACGCTACAATGTCATTTAGAATTAAAGCACCTATATTTGTTGCAAGACAATTAGTTAAACATCAAGTAGGTTTAGCTT